CGACGATACGGGGCGCGTGTCCTGCGTGGAGATCCATCCCTCCGCGACCGAGCGCCCTGCGCTGCGGCTGGAGTGCGTACGGCACGAGCCGACGTGCTCAGTACGCCTCTCCCTGGAGAAGGTGCCCTACGTGCGCATCGGGCACAAGACGTTCCCGATCGGCGGACACCGCGACTGGTACGGCAACTGGTGCTGGCGAGCCGTGTGGGTGCGGCGCGATGTCGCGGCGCGTATGGCGAATCATCTGCGCTCGATGGGTAAGTTCATTGACTTCTGTGAACCGAAATCCTCAGAAACGACGCAGGGGGCCAGGAACGCGGAAGGAAGTTCCCTATCTATGGGGGGAGAGCGCCCACAAAAATCGGTAGGTACTTCCGGGCCGGCCACCCCCTCCGCGATACCGAAGGGCCAGCCCGGCTCTTGCGTATGAATTCATACTTGGAGTGAGGTTATAAACTCAGCATGGAACGCAGCTCAACACCGGCGCAGAAGAGCCTCAACCCCCAGGCGCTCAAGCGCCTTGCTTTGGCCGGCCTAATCACCAAGACGGGTCTCACGACCGTCACCAACACGACGATCGGCAACTGGATCGCCGCCGGCTGCCCGACGAACGCGGATGGGACGCTGAGCATGATCTACGTCCTCGCTTGGCTGGCCGCCGAGCGCCGCAAGAAGCCGGAGAAGCCCGCCGCCTCGGCCATCGAGGGATTGCGTAAGGCCCAGGCCGCGCGCGCCGAGTTCGAGTTGCAGCGCCGTCGCGGCGATTACGTTCTCAAGTCCGACGTGATCGAGCAGAACCGGCAGGTGGGCCGTCGCATCCGTCGGCGCATGGAGATGATCGAGAAGCGCCACGGTCGCCAGGTGGGCAACGACCTGCGCGCCATGGTGGACGACCTGTGCCGCGAACTGAAACTTGGAAAGAGCGATGAGTAATAAGTGGCTTGACCATATCCCGGCGCTCTTCGACGAACTGCGGCCGCACGCGCTGCGCAGCATGCGCCAGTTCGCCGAGGACGAGATCGTCAGCATGCCGCAAGGTCCGCGCGAGGGCATGCCCTTCCGCTGCGCCTTCATGCCCTGGTCGGCGCTCGTCCTGGACGAGTTCGACAGCGGTCGCTGGCGCCGGATGTTCGGCCGCGGGCCGGCGCAGAGCGCGAAGACCCTGCTCTTCACGGTGATCCCGACTATGTATCATCTCTTCGAATGCAGCGAGTCGGTCATCTTCGGCGCGCCGACACACGACATGGCCTACGACATCTGGAACGAGCGAGTCCTCCCCGTCGTGCGCGAGACGCGCTACGCCAGCCTCCTCCCGCGGTCCGGAGCCGGATCGCGAGGTGGCAAGTCGCGGGCGATTCGACTGAGGAACGGCGCCATCCTCCGTTTCATGGGAGCCGGCGGCGACGACTCGCAGCGGTCCAGCTACACTGCTCGCGTGGCGGTCCTCACCGAGTTGGACCACATGGAGCGCGGTGCCTCTGGCGACGATGAGGCCGGTCCGGCAGACCAGATCGAAGCGCGCACGACGGCGTTTGACGCCCAGGCGAAAATCTACGGTGAATGCACGACGACGACCGAAGAAGGCCGCATCTACATCGAGACCACACGCCTGGGAACCGACACGCGGATCCACTTCCGTTGCCCGCACTGCTTACGATGGATCGAGCCGGTGCGAGAAGGCCTGTCCGGCTGGCGCGGCGCGGCATCCATCGTCGCCGCCGGATCGTCGGCCCATTACCTCTGCCAGCTCTGCCAGCACCCATGGTCCGAAGCCGACCGCGCGACCGCCGCGCAATCCCCCCGCCTGGTCCATCGCGGACAATCCGTTGATGAATCTGGCCGCGTGATCGGCCCAATCCCCGAAACCCATACTCTCGGCCTGGTGTGGAACGCCATGCACTCCCCGCTGCGCTCGATGGCCACTCTCGCCGAAGACGAATGGCGGGCCGATCAGGCGCTTGACGAAAGCCTCTCGAAGAAGGTCTTTCAGTTCAACTGGGCCCTGCCCTGGAGGACGAAGCGCAACGAGATGGACGTCACCTACCCGTTCCTGGCCGAACATGTCACGGACGAGTATACCCACGATCCGCTGCGCGCGCTCAGTCCAGGGGCTGCTCCAGACCCACTGCCGGCCGGCATACGGTTCAGGACCGGACAGATTGACATTCAGAAGCGATGGCTCTATGTCAGCGCCGACGGTTGGGATAATGATCTGACCGATTGGACCCTCTTCTATACCGTCGTTCCGATCGTGCCGGAGGGCGTCGGCGCCGAAGCGCCAACGCGCGAGATGATTCGTGACGCGCTGGACTCGGCGCTGACGATGCTCGTCCAGACCTATGCCGTGGACAGCGTCTGGGTGGACACCGGCTACAAGCATGAAGGCGAACAGGAAAACATCGTCCGCCTGTGGTGCGCGGAGCAGGGCGACGGCGTGAACGCGCTGGTCGGTCGGTCTCAGGGCCAGATGAGCCGCATGACAGGGGAGCGCGTCGAACTTGCCCCGGAGATCCCGGACATGATCCAGTGCCGCCGCCAGCCGTCGGGCGACATGCTCTGGTTCCTCGACGTGGACCGGCTCAAGGACGAGGTGTACTTCCGGCTGTTCCGCCCGCGCGGCGCGCCTGGCTATCACTACTTCCCGCTTGACGCCGCCAACGAGGCGCGCACAGATCGCTCGCGCGGACCGGCCTCGCCCGGATGGATCTTCCAGCATTACATGCGCGCCAAGCGCATCATCACCCAGCATCCGAAGACCGGGCACGAGGTCCGCATCTGGCGCGAGGTCGGACGGCAGGACCTCTGGGACCTCGCCGCTTACGCGCTGGCCGGCGCGATGGTCACCCTCGCCGATCTTCAGGCATCCGAGAATCAAGTCCCATCGTCACCCGTCCTCGATGTCGCGCGCGCGTCCGCTGTGGACGCCGGCGGCATCCGGACCCGCTACTAAGTCCCGGAAAGGAGCATACGATGTCGAAGCCGAAAACGCCGTCCGCGCCGAAAACCGAGGTCGCTCAGCCGCCGGCCCCCCCGAGCGCGTCCGAGGCGCCTCGTACCACCGTCGCCCCCGTCCCTCTTCCGCCGTCTTCCGCCGTCCGCCAGGCGGCGGGCGCGCGGCGCGGCCGAGGCCCCCTTTGCTCGATCTGCAAGTCGCCGATGATCAACAATGGCGTCCGACGAATGAACCACCCGTTCGTGGTCCGCGTGACGTACAAATGCAGTAAAGACGGCTGCTGCAACACGTCGGTCGTCGAGGAGCGCCGCCGCTAACTCGGAAATCCGAAAACGCGCCCTTGACATCACTGCGCCGCGCGCTATAGTTTCGGGCAGACAACCTGACCGGCGCCGAAGGACGGCTGATCCCCGTTCGACGGGCCGGTGCGAAATGAGAAGCGGCCTGGTTAGAGGCTAACCACTTGCTCCGGCTGCCGGCAGGTCTTCAGGTCCGGCTCAGACGACCGGACGGATTCGGACGCAGGCGGTAGGTGCGGACATCTTACCGGCCCCATAAGCCGGAGCAACAGGGTTCGACTCCCTGGCCTGCAATTTAGATCGAGGGAAGCAATGGCCTTCTCCTGGACCTATGGCGACTGGCGGCTTGAAACCGACCTCGAAGCGCGTCGAATCAAGCTCATTCAGCATATTCAGGAGATTGAAAACCTGATCGGCGGATACGAAACGCAGAAGGCCCTCGACCAGACCGCCGCCCGCAACCTCGCCGCCCTCCAGGAAATGCTCAAGCGCCGCGAAGAGGACCTCGGCGCCCTCGAAGACGCGCTCGGCCTCGCGCCCGGTCAGTTCGACGATCAGCCCTTTGTGGAGCTGCGCCCACGGTGAAGCGCTCGATCCACAATCCGTTTACCGGACGCTACGACCAGCAGGGCTACCGCGCCGCGAAGTACGCCCGCGAGAACCGCGCCGAGCTCTCTTACGGTTCGGCAGACTTCCAGATGCGGTATGACCGCGAAACCATCATCGCCCTATCCCGCCAACTCGACCAGGACAACTGGCTCTACGAGGCGATCTTCAACCGCTTCTGCGACTATGTCCTGGGTCCGGCAGGATTCACGATCCAGGCGAAAACCTCCGACGACTACATCAACGACAAGATCGAGCAGGAACTCTGGCCCAAGTTCGCGGAATCCCCGGAGATCACCGGAGAATTCGATTACCGCGATTGCCAGGAGATCACCCTCCGCGAGCGCGGCGTGGCCGGCGATACCCTCTGGGTCGAACTGGGGCCCCAGGCCGGCGAAGCCGCGGGCAAGTTGCAGCACATCGAGGCCGAGCGCATCGCCTCCGGCCGTCGAAAGGCCGACAACGGCGACCGCGTCGAGCAGGGCGTGCAGCTCGACCGCTCCGGCCGCCGGGTCGCCTACTACATCGCCGACGTGGACGACGTGGGTGTCATCCACGTGAACGACGCCAAGCCGTATCCCGCCTTCGACTGCCACTACGTCCCCGGTCGGGTCAAGCGCAGCAGCGAGACGCGCCGCATGCCGGTCCTCAATTCCTCCATCAGCATCGCCCACCGCATTGACGACATCCTCACGTCCGAGGCCGTCGCCTGGCAAGTCCTCAGCCGGCTCGTGGCCACGCTGAAGCGCGAAGGCAACGCCGTCGGCAAGCAGGCCGTGCGCAAGGGCATCAACGCGCGCGCGAAGACCGACGGCGACACGCAGAGCGCCGCGCAACTCGTCAGCGACCTGGGCATGGCGATCCTGTTCCAGGCCGGACCGAAAGACGACCTCTCCGTCGTCGCGCAGAATCGGCCCTCGCAGCAGTTCAAGGACTCGCTCATGCTCTTCGTGCGGCTCTTCGGCGTGCCGCTGGGGATGCCCCTCGAAATCCTGCTCCTCGACTGGCAGGGCGCCAACTACTCCAACGCCCGGGCGATCCTCCTCCAGGCGTTCCTCGCCTTCCGCATCTGGCAGCACGGCCAGGTTGCTGCGTTCGATACGCCAGTTTATCGCCGACGAATTGGGCGGTGGATTGCCGACGGATCGTTGCCCTGGCGGCCGGACATCTTCAACCACACGGTGGATCTGCCCGGCTGGCCTTGGATTGATGAGGACAAAGAGGTCAGCGCCTGGGCGAAGAAGATTGATCGCGCCATTGCGACGCAGACCGAGGCTCTCGCCTCTCTCGGCAAGGATCGGCGGGAACAGTTGCGAATTCGCAAACGAGAAATCCTCGAGGCCTGGCAGGCCGCGCGGGAGATCGAGGAAGAGACCAGGGGCGAGATCAAGGCCGCCGAACTCTGGCGTCACCTGGCCGCGCTCGACATGGGCAAAACCCAGGCCGCCGTTTTGAGCGCCAAGGAGAACACCAATGCCGCAACCCAGTAGTCTCCGGTTCCCGGAGCCGGTCCTTCGTCAGCGCGTGATGCTGGATGTCGTCGCCCAGGCCCCCATGATGGACGACTCCAAGGAGAAGGACAAGCCCGATTGCATGGCCGTCATGGTCTCGGCCGCGATGAACCGTAACAATTGGCGCCTCAAGCTCGACGGCTGCCGCACGCAGAACTTCGAGCAGAATCCCGTCGTCCTCTGGGCGCACAATCAGGACCTGCCGCCCATCGGCCAGGCCACGGGCCTTCGCGTGCAGGGCGATCAGATGCTCTGCGGCGTGACGTTCGATTCGGCTCCTTTCGCCCAGGACATCAAGCGCATGTATCAGCAGGGCGTCCTGCGCGCCTGGTCCGTCTCTTACCAGGTTCTGCAATACGCCCCGATCCTCGACGCCGACGGAATCTGCCAGGGGTTCGACATCCTCGAATGGGAACTCCTCGAGCTTTCCGCCGTGCCCGTGGGGGCCGACGCGTCCGCGCTCACGCAGGCGCTCAAGACCGCCGCCGGCGACCAAACGCTCGCGCAGTTTCTTCAGACCGCCCTGGTACGGGATGCCGGGGCAATTCCGCAGGGTGGCTCTGAACCGAAGGAGGTCACAGCAGCCATGGACGAAAAGCAGATCCGAGCCGAGGCGCAGAAGCAGTACGCCGAAAACCTGAAGGCCCTCCGGCAGGCCTTCCCGCAGGACGAGAAGTTCGTTCTCGATTGCGCCGAGCAGGCCCTCACGCCCGAGCAGGCCAAGTCGAAGCACTACGATGTGCTCGTCCAGCGCGTCGCGACCCTCTCCACCGAGAAGCAGGCGATGGAGAAGCGGGTCGCAGACCTCACCGCCGAGAACGAGGACCTCAAAAAGAAGGTCCTCGCCCAGGGCCAGGCGCCCGCCGGTTCCGGCTCCGGCGCGACGGCGTCGGCAAAATTCATGGAGCGCGTCCGCCAGCACCAGAAGGAACACAAGTGTTCCTTCAAGCAGGCGCTCCAGGCTGTGCGCGACTCGGACCCCGAAGGGTTCCGAAAAGCCGACGCCGCCGGCGAGCTGTAAGCGGCAGCGCACGGAATGCCGTGCGCGCAGCGGCGCGACGCACCGTCCGTGATCGTACCGGATCGTGAAACGTTCCTTTATCGAAGGAGTAAACGCAATGAGCCAGCAGCAAGGAAGCCCGGCGTCCTTCATCGCCGGTGAAGCCCTCGAAGCCTACCGCCGGGTCAAGCTCGATACCGGCAGCGGCACGAACGTCGTTTATGCCGACGCCGGAGAGGCCGCGATCGGCGTGACGGTCGAAAAGGTCGCCAGCGGCGATCCCGTCGCCGTCCGTCTCAACAAACACGGCGGCACTCACAAGGTCACCGCGGCGGGGAGCTTTGCCGTCGGCGCTACGCTCTACGGCGCCAATGACGGCAAAGTGGACGACGCGGCCAGCGGCAGCGCCATTGGAACCGCACTCGAAGCCGCCACAGCCGCCGGCGACATCGTCGAGGCCGTCCTCTCCGACGCCGTCAGCAGCTCCATCGCCCCGGCGAACGTCCTGAACGACGCGGCCAATGAGGGCGCGGTGCCGATCCTCATCCACAAGGTCTGCGAGCCGAACTCCACCCCCGACCCGGTGACCATCGCCACGGCGACCCGCAAGCTCAAGGTCGCCCGCGCATGGATGATCTCCCGCGATACGACCGCCGCGAACGTCACCCTGAAGAACGGCAGCGACGGCATCAGCGCGGCCACCGCCAAAGGGACCAACGATGACACCCTCGTCGGGTTCAAGGTGATCGCCGAGTATGACGAAATCGCCAAGGATGCCGTGATTTCCGCCGCGTTCAGCGCCCAGGCCAACGTGGACGTTTTCCTGCTCTGCATTCCGATCGCGTGACAGGTGTCGCATTCGTGATGATGGATTCTGACCTAAAGGAGTCTTGACATGTTCGAGAAAGCTGGAACCTTCCGTCCGGCCGTCAGCCGAGCCGTGATGGAATACGATCCCTCGATTGACGAGAGGTTCGTCGCCGACCGGGTCATGCCCCGCCTGCCCGTGGTCCTCAAGGAAGGCTATCTTCCCATCGTCGGGCGGGAGGCGTATCTGCGCGTCGAGCGCACCCGCATGGGCAAGGGGTCCACGTACAAGCGCCTCGATGCGAGCGTTGATGGCCTGCCCTTCTCCTGCCAGAAGGACGGTCTCGAGGCGCAGATCACCGAGGAAGACCTCGCCTTCTACGAGGACATCATGGACGTGCGGGCAGCCAAGAGCATGCTGCTCAAGGCCGCCCTGGCCAGAAGCCGCGAAGAGCGCGTGGCCTCCGCGATCTTCAATACCAGCACCTGGACCGGAACGGCGCTGGCCGCCGACGTGTCCTCGAGCGGCCCCTGGACCACCATCAGCACCGACGTGATCACTCAGATCAATGGGTGGAAAGAAAAGGTCCACAAGAACTGCGGCCTGTTCCCCAACGCCCTGATCGCCCCCACGCCAAACATTGATGCCATGGTCGCCAACACCGGCATCGCCGGCAAGTTCCCCGGCAACGCCGGCCCGATCACCCGGCAGTTGATCCTCTCCTCCCTGGCGGCGATCTTCGGCCTCTCCGAGATCATCGAGGCCGGAGCGATCAAGAACACCGCGAAGAACGGGCAGACGCATGTCGGCGGGTACGTCTGGGATCAGAACTACGTCATGCTGGCCCGCGTCATCCCAGTCGGCGCGCCGCCAGAGACGCCCGGCCTGGCCCGCACGCCGGTCTGGAACCGCGTCCCCGGCGCCGACACGCCCTTCGCCGTCTTCACCTACGACGAAGAGCAGACCGACAGCGAAGTCCTAAAGGTCCGGGAGTACACCGATGAGCTGATCATCGGTGCGGAGTTCGGCTTCCTCGCCAAGGTGGCCGCGCGCACGTAGGCCGTCGTCGTCCCGCCGCGTCCCGCTCTTCCTCCGGGCGGGACGCGGCCCTCCTGAACGATTGAAAGGCGCACGATGGACTGGTCGGAAGCGGCCGCAGCCAATCTGGAAATCTTCGGCGAGCCGGCGACGTACCGCAAGGCCGACGGCTCGACGCGGCCGATCTCCGTCCTCGTCTACCGCATGCCGCCCGAGCCGAGCCTGCAGCAGAAGGGCGTCCTCGAAACGAAGACGCGCATCTTCGTTCTCAACAACGCCGCGCTCGGCATTTCCGCCACGGAACTGCAAACGCAGTCCGACCAGGTGGACTTCCCCGAGCGCGTCGGAGGGACCGCGCGCGCCTGGCAGATCTCCCGCATCGTCAATCAGGACCCCACCGGCCTCGTACTGGAGGTGGATTGATATGGCGCTCGCACCGCTGGAGATCACCGTCTCGAAGGCCACGCTCGACGATCTGCGGGACCGCCTGGGCCAATTGCAGGACCGGCTGCCGCAACTCATCGCCTGGGCGGCCAACCGCGCCACGCAGGCCATGAAGCGCGAGATACTCGTGGCTTCGGCCGACGAAGGCATCCCGCGCAAGCTCGCACGTTACCGCACCCGACGCCCCCGCGCCGCCGTTGGCAAGCCCGAGGCCCACATCCTCGCCGGTAGGATCGGCTGGAAGTGGGGTCGGTTGCTATCCGGAACGCAGGCCCGCAAGGCCCCGGGCGGCCTCCAGATACGCCTTGGCCGCAAGACGCAGTTCATCGCCGGCGGATTCGTCACGCGCGTCGGCGCCGGCCGGCATCAGGGCGTCTTCGTCCGCGCCGGCCAGGAGCGCCTGCCGATCCAGGAGGTCCGCACCGAAAGTCTAACCGATATCGCCGAGGAATCCGGCCGCGTCCCCGCCATCGTCGCCGAAGGCCAGGAGGTCTTTCTGCGCCGCCTCAACGCCGAGGTGGACCTGCTCCTGGCCGGCATCAGTCGCCCGCCAGAACCGGATACGGAGGTCGCCACATGAGCGCTCCCATCCTCACGAGCGCCGCCGTTCTGACGGCCACCTCCGTCCGCGTCGTCGTCGCCGGCGATCCCGGAGCGACCCATCACCTGTACATGGCCCTCGCCGGCCAGCCATGGGAGGACACAGGCGAATCCCGCACGGGCGACGGCGAGATGATCGTCACCGGCCTGACCGCCGGCGCGCGCTACCAGTTCATTGATTTGGCCGACGGAGAGCCGGTCCCCTCGCGCGTCGCGTCCGTGATGATGACCGCTCCCGGCGAGCCGGTGCAGGAACGCATCGCCCAGGCGCTGGAGGACAAGCTCAGCGTCCTCGTGGACTCCGGCCTGGCAACCGCCGTGATCCGCCCGCTCCGCGGCGGCAAGCTCCCCCCGCGCAAGGACGGGCAGATCATCCTCGTCCAGGAGGACCCGCGCCGCGACCCGAAACCGCCCGCTGGGTTCAGCCAGTGGATTCAGCCGTTCGGCGCGGACCTGATCGTCATCCCCTCCGACGATTCGACGACGCCAGCGGACCAGCTCGTCAACGAGTTCCGCGCGCTCGTCGAAAAACAACTGCGCACTGATCCCCAGTTCGCCTCGACGGACCTTAAGGGCGCCGTCGTGGATACCGTGATTCAGGACCCGCTGTCGTTCGATCCCGCCGAGCGCGTGGACGGCGTCCGGGTCCAGTTCGAGATCGTCTTCCGTCATCGCCGGGACGACCCGTATTCCTTCACGTAGGAGGTTGCCATGTTGCTGGAAAAGATGTCCGTTTTTGCCGCGAAGGTCGAGGCCGTCGCCGGCACTGCTGAAGCCCTGACCGCCGCCGAAGGCGCGTACAACATCTATGACCTCAAGATCGAGCCGAACGCGAACTTCCGCGAGCGCCAGAAGCAGGGCGGGTTCAATCGCCTGCCGAGCGTCAACGAAGGCTTCCCCGGCCAGGCGACCTTCAGCATGGACTTGGTCGCTGGGGCGGCGAAGCCAGCGTGGGCGGATACGCTTCTGGGCGCCTGCGGCATCGGCTACCAGACGAACAAGTACGCCCTCGACGCGCGGCCCATCGGCGCGAGCGGCACCACGCAGAAGACCGTCACCCTCGGCCAGTACGAACATGGTCGCCTCAAGCGCCTCTACGGCGCGATGGGCAACGCCAAGTTCACCTTTCCGTCGGCCAAGGTCTGCACCGTCGAGTTCACCTTCGACGGCATCTTCGACGAACTGACCGACGTGGCGATGATCGAGCCGACGTACCCGGCCGACGCGCCGCTGTTCTTCGTGGACCAGGACTTCACCATCGACGCCTGGACGCCGCAGATCTCGCAGCTCACGCTCGATCTCGGCAACAAGGTGTACCTGCGCCCGGGTCAGAGCGCGACCGGCTTCCTCCACGCCTGCATCACCGACCGGCTGCCGAAGCTCACGCTCGACCCGGAGGCGTCCCTGGTCGCCGACTACGACCTCTGGGGCCTCTGGCGCGCCATGACCGAGGCGTCCGCCATCACCTGGAAGGCGATGGCTGGCGACGACAGCGCCGTCTTTGCCGCGACGAAATTCCAGTCCGTCAAGCTCTCCCGCGCCGGGCGCGAGGGCGTCCTCGTGGATCAGCTCGAAGGCCAGCTCAACGCCGACGACCTGAACATCATCTTCGCGACTGGCACGTAGGCGGGAAACCTTTGGAGAGGAGCGGTCAGTCAGACATGGAATCGGAAAGGGTCCAACCGAGACGGAACAGCGCGGCAGCCGCCGCCGTTCCCACCGCTCCGAATCCGCAGAGCGACAGCCCCAATTGTGCGCTCAGCGCCCCGATGGCGATGATACCGCCACCGACGATCGCCAGCAGGCCCAGGACGTATCCCGGCAGGCTGGCAACCAGGAAGAGCGCCGGCATTGCCCCGAGGACCAGGCTGATCGTAAGCCACGCCATTGCCGATCGGCTGTCGCCGGTCGAGAGACCAACGACGAGGCAAACGCTCCCCATAGCGGTCAGAGCGGCGGCGGCAATCAGCGCGCGGCGGCTGGTATGCATCGGTCTCTCCTCCATGCGAGCAGTCTACCTCACGAATAGGAGAAACGCAACATGAGTTTGGCCTGCCGTCCCGGCGCGACGTTTGCCGTCACGCTGCCCGCGGACGCGGCGCTCCCCGAGGAGCGCCGTCCGCGTTTCACCGTCCGTCACCTCTCCTGCCAGGAGTGGGCGGACCTCGCGCAATTTGCCGACGACAAGGAGGCGCTGCAGGCCCGCTCGGTCAAGGAGATTGTCAGCGAGCTGCTTGCGCTCCTGTCCCGGCATGTCGCCGGCTGGTCGAACGTCGTGGACGCTTCCGGCGCTGCCGTTCCGTTCAGCGCCGATGCCCTTGGCCAGGTTCTTACCCTCGACGAAGCGTGGGAACTGTACGACGCGATCCGCCAGCAGTCGCGCCTCTCGGTAACGGAAAAAAACGTCTCTACGTCGCCGTCGGCCAGTCCTACGGCCTCATCTGCCGCTGCCGGCCCGGCGCCTGTGCAGTCGTAGGACCGACGCCGAAGCGCCCCTTGCGCTTCGAATGCCAGCGCTGCGGCGGCCAGGGCTGCGGCGACTGCAATAAGACGGGCAAGCTGCTCCTGACGCAATGCCCGTGGACGTATGCCGGGCCGGGCGTGCCGGCACTGATAGACCTGGCGGATCTGTTCGAGAAAGGTCATCCGCCCGTCGCCGGCGGCGTGCTCGACCAGGCGCAGAAGTTTGTGGATGCCGCGCGGTTCGTCTGGGACCTCCAGGCGCAGTGCCGCGCGAAATTGGGAATCAAGGGTCATGGCCACTAGTTCGCTCGACATCGCCATTCGCGCCGACGACCAGGCCAGCGGCAAACTGGCCGCGATCACGCGCTCCATGACCTCCGATCTCGAGGCCGCGCAGAAGACCGCTTTCGATCTCTCGCACTCCGCTCGCGAGCGCGAAGAGCGCGACGTGCAGCAGCACTACGCCAAGCTCCGCGCCCTCTATCAGCAGCGCATCCAGCAGAATCTCAAGGGCGAGGCGCACGCCCAGGGGCGCATGACGAAGGCGCTCGAAACTCTCGACCTCGGATCTGGCGATGAATATCAGCGGGCCGAAAAGGAACTGCTCGCCATCCGCGCCCTGCGCGCGAAGAATTCCGAGGTGCTCATCGCCATTGACAAGGCGGAGGCCGCACAGCGCGCGGCGATCCAGAAGAAGGCCGACAATCAGCGCGCCTCCGATGTTGATGCCCTCAACACGCGCATCTTCAATGCCACGCACAGCGCCAAAGACCGCGAGATCGCCGTCGTAAAGGAGCGGTCCAGGAAACTCCTCGATCAGTACAAGCACGACGCAGAGATGCGCCGCAAGATCACTGATGCCGAGGAGGCTGAAATCGGCGAAATCCGCAAACGGTACGGCAACAACCTGCTCGGTAAGATCGGGCGCCTGGGCGGACGCGCCGCTGGGCCGTTGGCCATCATCGCGGTGGGCACGGACATCGTGCTGAACACCGAAGACGCGCGCAACAAACGCGTCGCCGCGACGACCGCCGAACAAGGCGTCGAGGCCCGGATCGCCGGGATGGAGCTGTATGGAAAAACGATGGCGCACATTCCCGTCATCGGCGGGTTCCTCCAGCGCTTGAGCGACATGGCCTTCGGCGCGCCGGCCATGCGTGATTTTCTGGAGCGCGTCAAGGAAACGTCCGCCGCGCTGAGCGGTTTGTCGAAAAACGCCGCATCGGCGGCTTCGGCGGCCACGGCCTCGCGCAACGCCGCCTTGGGCATCGGCGGATGGGAAGCGTTGTCCCAGTCCCGCGGCGGCATCGAATCCGCTCAGGACGGCGCTATTCTGCAGGCCCGCGAAACCTACGCCAAGGCGCGCAACGACTATGAGCAGGAACTTCACAACCAGGGCGGCCTCTTCCCCACCGGACCTGGCAGCGCTCCTTTGGCCGACTTCCAGCGTCGCCGTGACGAGGCGCTCCAGTACCTGCAAATGCTCGAACGGATGACCGAAGCGGAACGCAAGTACGCCGCCGCACAGATCGAGGACGCGCGCAACATTGAAAGACGCGGCTTCTGGCGCGGCATCCAGGAGCGTTTCGACCTGTCGGCGCTCCCCACCGGCGGCCTCGAACAGCGCCAGGCCCTCGAACGCGCCGCTCTTTCGCGGCAGCATGGCGCGGAAATGGATACACCGGCTTTTCTTGGACTAGACCGCCGGAGCGAGGAACTGCAGGACCGCGACCTGTGGATTCAGAACTTCAAGGACCGTGAGTTCATCCGACGGAAAAAAGCCTGGGAAGACGTCCATCTCTCCGAAATGAACGAGGCGCAGAAGAAGCACTTGGAAGGCGCGCTGAATCAGGAAGCCCCGGACGCCTATCAAACCGAGCAGCAGCGCGTCGGCGAACTCCTGCAACAGCGCTCGGCCATCGGCGTCGCGCAGCGCCGGCAAGCCCAACGGCAAGCTTTCAATCAGCAGCTCGAGCGCGAGCAGTTGGCGTCCGACCTGGCCTTGCGCTCTCAGCGCGCCAAGCTTGGATCGAGCGACCGACAGGCCGACAAGGACGCCCTCGAACTGGCCGAGATGGACAAGCGCCACGCCGACGAACTGCGCGGCAAGGACATGAAGGTCCAGGAGAACCAGGACATCGCCGCGCGCCAGCAAGAGGAACGGCAGGCACTCCTCGACCGACAGGCCCGCAACGTGGCCAAACAGCGCGCAGAGTGGCGTCTCGAGGCGTTGCAGACGGAGGCCGCTACATCCCGATCCTATGTTGCGATTCGCAATGCTGAGTTGAAGGCACTGGAGCGCGCCCAAGAGGAAGAAGAGCGCAACCACGGCAAGAGTGTGGAGACGACCCGCAAGTACGCCGCCAGACGCGACGCCGTGAACGAAGCCTACCGACGCGCCCGCGCTGACGAGGCCCTCGGCCTCGATCAGGCCGTCCTGCGCGCCGGCGGCCGCGGCCTCGAAGCCGAAGCCCTCGGCATCCGCGACCGCTACAAAAAGCTTCGTGAGGAAGCGAAGGGCGATAACGCCAAGCTCACGCAACTCGACCAGGCGGAAAAGGCCGAACTCCTTGGCGTCGAACAACAGATCGCCTTGCGCAATCAGGTGCCCAACGAGGTCCAGGCGTACAGCGCACGCTTCCTCCAGGGCGGCCAGGGGCGAAACTACGGCCTCGATCAGTTGAAGGAATCGCAGTTGCAGACGAAGTGGCTCCAGGAGATCGCCAAGACCATTGCCGCGACCAGGGGACTGACAATCAATAACGTTTCGATGCAGTGAGTTCGAATCATGGGTGTCGTCAACGTGCAGCAGGGCTGGCCGAACAGCGCCGGCCAGGTGAAGGCGGACCAGCAGGGCAATCAGTCCTGGGGATTCACGACCTTCTATACCGTCCTGCTTGAAGCGAATACCGCCAACCCGGAGCAGGAGGCGCTCTTTGCCTCAGACATCCCAGCCATCGGAGACTACTACGGGACATCCAACGCGCAGTGCGTCGGCAAATCCGCTAAGGCGATCGGCCCGCTGCTCTACGAGGTTACCTGCGAGTATGCCGGCCAGGACAATCCCCTTTACGCCTACTACGAGAAGAGCTGGTCCTTCGCCAAGAGCACCGAACCGATTGACCGCGACGCCGCCGGCAACGCCATCCTCAACCCCAACGGCGAGCGCATCACTGGCGTCGTCAAGGAGATCTCCGACCTGGTCTACTGCGTCAGCCGCAATGTCACGCAGGATCAGTTCGACGCGCACCGCGCCTACATGGACGCGGTGAACTCCGTGACGTTCATGGGCTACGCCGCCAAGAAGGCGCGCGTCGTCGAGATCAGCGCCACGCGACAGATCTCCGGCGCCGGGCGCGACTGGTACTGGCGCGAAACCATCCGCATCCAGTTCCGTCCGCGCGACGACTGGCGGCAGCGCGTGCTCGTCGAAGGACACCAGTACTGGACCGGGCGCATGTTGTCGACCGGGCGCCGCGAGTTGCTGCCGTTCCGACTCGGCGGCGGACTCGAGATTGACCCGAAACCGCACCCGCTGGCCGCCGATGGGCGGCGGCTGGTCGACGAAGCCGACGTGGCCACCCACGTCTGGCAGTACAAGGACATCTATCCCGCAATGAATCTCAATCAGCTCGGAATCTCATGATGACCGGCGAGATCACCACACTGGATGTCGTCACCATCGAGCGCATCTTTCGCACCGTGCGCCGCGTGGAGTCGGCCAGTCGCGCCGGTCACGTCCCCGCACCGGTCCACCAGTGCCGCAGTGACCTGGTCCCTATCATCGCCTGTGGCGTGGATATCCCAGAGGGCGGCGCAATGATCGAGTTTGTCGGACTCCATGACGACGGCTACCACGTCCTGGCCTGCCGCCCGCGCCGCAGCGGCCTCGGGGCCGTTGGCATCGCAGTCGGGCCTTGCGCTGTTGGCGAAGAGGGCGTTGCCTGCGTGCTTGCCGGGACCGTCGCGCGGTCGCTCATGATGGGCAATACTGGCGCGCAGCCGGGAGACCGCATCGGCGCCGTGGGCGATTCCTTCGCCGGTGCGCCTAACCCGCTCGGGCGCTTCCTCCTGCGCGGTTACGACGCCGGCGAGGCGATCATCGAGATCACCGAGCCGCCGGTGGACCGCAAACTGGTGCAGCTCCCCACCGGGCAGATCGTCTCCGTGCGCGAGATCGAGGCGGGCCAGGAGTACACCGTCACCCAGGACGCCGCCGGACAGTTCGTGTGGACGAGGGCAGAATGACATGGCCCAATCCTACATCCCCGGCGGCTGGTGGCATCAGGACGGCGCATTCGAGTCCGACTTCAGCAACACCAACAGCGTCGCAGGCTACAAGGGCCGCCTGGTGCTGCAACTGGGCCCCATTGAGTACCCCCCGTTCATCCTGTCCCCGAAGGTCCGGATTCTGCGCCCGCCGGAGGCCGCCCTGGGGCTGTGCAGCAAGCGGTTCTATGGTCGGCTCGCCGTCGAGAGCACCGTCATGGTCGGCCACTGCGGCCAGTACGAGGCGTGGTATGCCCAGGATCAGGGACTGGACTATCACGGCCACCGGGGCAGCGGCGGGGTCATTTGGTACGCCGCCGATCCCGCGAACTACCTCGCGGCGTCGCTCGAGCTCGACACCTGGCCTGACCGGTGGGAGCATCTCACCGTGCCCTACACCGGGCGCTTTGTGGTCTCCCGCGTCGTCAACGGCGCGGCGTCCGAGGTCGGGCACGTCCATTGGGAGATGCTCGGGTGGGACTATGGCGCCGAGGCCTGGAACTACTCGATTGCCGCCGCCGAGTTGCGCGCCGAGTGCCGGGGCAGCGCCGTCACAGTGCGCTGTATCCTCAAGCACCACAAGTGGAGCGAGACGCCGGAGTCGCCGTGGCGTAACGACGTGCGCGAGATCGAGCCGATTGTGGTCGAGGACGCCGCCCCCCCGAAGCGCGGGTGGCGTGTCGGGGTCTTCGGCCAGACGGACCTCATCGAGCCGGAGCAGATGGGGACGCGGCTCTATTCGATCCCGCGCATCTACTCCTGCGTGGTCGAGCGTCTCGGGGACGGCCCCGGCGGGCTCTATTCAGGGAGGCACCCCGTGCATCAGCTGGTGACGAACAATGGTGCGTGTGCGCCGGCCCTGTCGCACGTGGCCGCCGATCGCGACTTCGAGGAGAACGAGGTCGGCGCGATCATCCTCGCCGCCGGCACACCGTACACCATGCTCGGCGCGGACCGCATCCTGATCGGCACGCAGGCGCCGCCCGCCCCGGCCAATCCCAATCTGTTCTGGCGGTCGCTCATGTTGGGCGACATCCCCGGCGTATTCGACCCGACCGAGCGCCCGCTCTGGCGGTCACTGGTGGAGGCTTGATCCATGCTCACACTCGCAACAACCGACTCCGTAACCGTCCAGCTCGGCGGCGCGCACGTCACGACAGCGCCGACGTTCGTCGCCTGCTGGCTCGACAACAACAACGCCCTCGGGCGTCTGCCGGGAACGTTCGCCGGCACGACACCGGTCACAGCCGTGACGGCTCCGGCGGCAGGGAACCGCCTGGTCGCTGATCTGTTCGTCGCGAACCGTGACACCATCGCGCACACCGTCACCATCACGCACGTCGTCAGTGGCGGCGCGTCAACCGTGGTGTGGGCCGAGGAGGTTGCCGCAGGCGAAACCGTCAACCTCTTGGCTCCGGCGCGGCGCGGCGTACCCGGCGAGCCTGGCGCACAGGGCGCGTCGGCCTACACCTGGCGCGGGGCGTGGGCGGCGGGCGAGTACGCGCAGAACGACGTCGTCAGCCACGGCGGAAGCAGCTACGTCGCCTCCCAGACAACGACCAATGAGCCGCCGCACGAGGACTGGACGCTGCTGGCGGCGAAGGGCGATGACGGCGAACCGGGCGCGCCGGG